AATATGTCAAACGCAAGAAACTTAGCAAATCTCTTAAACTCTGATACTGGAATTACTTCGGCTGACATTCTTGATGGAACTGTAGCAACCCTTGATATTCAAGATTCTGCAGTTAGTACTGCCAAGATTGCTGACGGTGCTATTACCTCTGCAAAGATTGATAGTGGAGTTACACTTGGAGTCGGCGCGTTTCAAGGAGACAATGTTAGTGGTGCACTCAGGGGTGATACCACAGACGGAAAGAAAGACATCTTTCGAGTACACGAAAAAGAATTAAATACAAATGTGACCATTGCAGCTACTGATAATGCTTTGGCTTCTGGTCCGTTAACAGTTGCAAATGGTATTACATTGACCATTGCTAACGGTGGGAGGCTTGCAATAGTATGAGTACACTAGCAGTAGATGCAATTACCAACGCAACTGGTACAAGTGCAGTAACTATTGATTCTTCTGGAAATCTTGCTACTTCTGGAGATGTAACTATTCCAGCTGGCCAGAAACTTGTTGCAGCGGATACAGCTTCGATTTATGCTCCGGGTATGGTAGTTAATATTACACAAAGTGATAAGATTGGAAGTTCAAATCTAGTAGTTAACACAACATCATATAGTAATAACAAAGCAAATTATCTTCATTTAGGATCAGCATATAATCTTACCGTCACTACCAAGCTAGCTAATTCTTGGATTGTTGTAGATGGAAGAATTGGTCTAGCTAATACTAATAGCTCACACGGTTACTTTGATATGAAAACATATCATAATGGAACTTTACAGTCTACAAATTGGCTATCTGAATTAACAGCTCCTGGAGCTACTGGCAACGCTTTACCAGATGGTCTTATTGCTAATCACATGAACAGTTACTCTCAAAACCATATTGAATCTTTTAAAGTAATCTATCAACCAAATGTTGCAGCTGGAACTGTTTTGAGATTTGATCCACATGTTGCAGCTTGGAGTGGTGGAAATGTGTATATCAATAAACACGCAAGTGCAGGTAACTACAATCAAATTTCATTTACAAGATTTATAGCTACGGAGATTGCGCAATGAGTACTTTAGCAGTCAATACAATTACAACGCAAACTGGATCAGATATCGTTGTTGCGCCAGGTAAAAATCTTTTAGCTCATGGGAATACTATTAACATTTATGAAGCTACTAAAACTGATGTTCAGTCTATGACTGGGTATACTTTTGTCGATATAACTGGTCTTTCAATTACTCTTACACCAGTTAGCGCGTCAAGTAAATTCTTAATTCACTATGCTGTTGTAGCTTCAAGTGACTATTACAAAACATATATAAATCTTTTAAGAAATGGTACTTTATTGGGAGCAAATGCTGATGGTGCTGGAGATAATAGATATAGAGGAACATCAGCTCATGCAACAGATATGACTATTTCCAACGCGCACGGAATAGTTCATAACCACAGTATTACTTTTTTAGATTCGCCTGCAACTACAGGTTCGCTTACATATAAGCTTCAAAGCGCGGGCAGGGGATCGACTTATGTATCATACATTAATAGATCTGTTCCTGATCGAGCGTTTGGTGAATACGACGATAGAACAGTTTCACGCATGATTATTCAGGAGATTGCCGGATGAGTACATTAAGAGTAGGTGCAATCCAATCAGCAACTGGTAATACTGCAATTACACTAGCAAATGATGGTACTCCAACCCTTGCGAGTCCTCCAATCATTACAGCTCCTATTATTCTTTCAGCTAGATCAGGTACAGACATAGGGTCGGCTGGCATTATACCATATAACTTAGTAAACATTGATACTGCTAACGCACATGATACTTCTACGTCACGATACACCTGCCCTCGAGCAGGATACTATGAAGTAGCTTTTAATTACCTGCTTCGTAACTGTACAAGCGGCCATAGAACAAATGTTCGCAAAAACGGAAATATACAAAGTGTTGGCTGGGACGGCACCAATACTAATAGATCTCTTGTCTGGACTTATGTAAATACCGGTGAAATAAACATAGCAGCTTCAACTATTGTTCAATGCGCGCAAAGTGATATACTAGATGTTCACTTATATTATATTGCTAATGGTGATATTTACGGTAACACAAATGCTCATAACCAACTAACGATTAAACTATTAAGCTAAATTCTTAAAACGTATAAATAGTATCGAACAGTTAATTTATGGGATACTATTATGGCAAATCCAACCACAAGAGCAGAACTGATTACGCATTGCCTTCGTAGGCTTGGTGAGCCCGTGCTTGAAGTTAACGTTGACGAAGATCAGTTAGAAGATCGTGTTGATGAGGCTTTACAGTTTTACCAAGAGTATCATTCGGACGCAATTGTAAAAAATTACTATAAGTATGCAATTACCGCAACTGATGTAACTAATGAGTACATTACTCTGCCTTCCACAATTACAACAGTACAAAGAATTTTTCCAATTGATAGCTCTGCATCAAGCAATAATATGTTTAGTGCACGATATCAATTGAGGCTTAATGACATTTATGATCTAGGTTTTATTGGATCACTTGCTCATTATGAACAGACACAACAATACCTATCAATGCTTGACATGAAGCTCAATGGCGCAGAGCAAGTAAGGTTTAATCGAAATTCAAATAGACTTTATATCGATGTAGATTGGTCAGCCGATTTACCAGTTGGTAAGTTTATTGTAGTAGATTGTTATTCAGTTATAGATCCAACTGCACATGCAGAAGTATATAATGATCTGTTTCTTAAACGATACACAACAGCTCTTATTAAAAGGCAATGGGGTCAAAATCTATCTAAGTTCGAAGGTATGCAATTACCTGGCGGAGTTCAGATAAATGGTCGGCAGTATTTAGAAGAAGCAAACGCAGAGATTGATAAAATCGAAGAAGAGATGCAACTAAAATACGAAGCTATGCCAGAATTCTATGTAGGATAAAGACATGGCAACTAATGTATATTTTAGTCCTAAGGTAAAAACTGAACAAAATCTATATGAGGATATTGTTATTGAGTCGCTTAAGATGTATGGGCAAGATGTCATATACATTCCTAGGCAACTAATCAATCGCGATGAACTCTTAAATGAAGACTATTCTAAATTTACTGATGCATACACTATTGAAATGTACATTGAAACTTCTGAAGGCTTTGCAGGTGAAGGTGATTTACTTGGAAAGTTTGGAGTTGAAATACGTGACCAAGCTACATTTGTAGTAGCACGTAAACGCTGGGAAAACTTAGTAGGGTTTTACAATAACTCAATTAATGATACAAGACCAAGTGAAGGTGACTTAGTATACTTGCCGTTATCAAGATCTTTATTTGAAATTCGTTTTGTAGAACATGAACAGCCGTTTTATCAGTTAAATAACTTACCAACATATAAATTGGAATGTGAGTTATTCGAGTACTCTAATGAGGAACTGGAAACAGGCATACGTGAAGTTGATGAGTTACAAGAACGTTATTCATACCAACAGGTATTTACTGTTAATAACGGATCGGGACATTTTGCTCCTGGTGAAACAATTAGGCAAAACACTGGTGAAGTTGATCAATTAGGTGCACCAATATATGTAACTGCCGAAGTTGTGGCCTTTAGTGTTTTAGTTGGTGTAGGTACTCTTACAGTTATTAATGAAGTCGGTAGTGATGGAACTGCAAGAAAGTTTAAGGTAAGTAGTTTAGCTGCTGATATTATTACTGGCTTAGACAGTGGAGCAACTTGGTATGTTCAGGTAGATGCGCCTGAATTAGCTATGTCTGGTGATCCATATGCACAAAACCAAGACTTTGAAACACTTGGTGATAATATAATTGACTTTACAGAGTCCAATCCATTCGGAGAAATTACATAATGTTCGGAACTTATTTTTATCATGCCGCCATCAGGCGAACAATAGCTGTATTTGGTACTTTATTTAATAATATTGAAGTACATAAAGATGACGCAAGTGGAAACATTCTGCAAACTATTAAAGTGCCTTTAGCTTATGGACCTAGGTCTAAGTTTCTGGCAAGGGTACAAGATCAAAGTAATTTAAGTGATTCTAAGTTAGCGATTAAGTTACCAAGAATGTCTTTTGAAATTACTTCAATGACATATGATACTACACAAACAGTTAATAAAACAAACGAAATTAGAGTTGGCTCTATTACAAATAACACTCGCAATTCTGTAAGAACACCTACTCCATATCGTCTTGGTATTCAATTAAATATCATGACAAAAAACCAAGATGAAGCTTTACAGATTTTAGAACAGATTCTGCCAACGTTTAAACCAGATTATACAGTAACTATTAATGAGGTTCCTGCAATTGGTATTAAGTCAGATATACCTATTGTTCTTACTGGTGTGACTATGAATGATGATTATGAAGGTGACTTTATAACTAGACGAGCTATCATATATTCATTAGAGTTTGAAACACGAGTTAATTTCTATGAAGCAGTTCAGAATAAGAAAACAATACGTAAAGTAACAAATGACTTCTTTGATTTTGATGCACAAAATAATGCTCTACTAGAACGTCAAACAGTTACCACTAATCCTACAAGTGCAAATGTTACTGACTCATATACATATAATGTATTATATCCATTCCCAGCTGTTGCTGATAGTATTAGAGTTGTATTAACTAATGTTGTTGGTAATTTTACCGTTGGTGAAACCGTTGCGGCCACTACATCTGGATCTACCGGTGTAGTTAAATCATGGGATAGTACTGGTAATATATTAATCGTATCTAATCCTACAGCGTACTTTGTTATACCTGAAAGAGTTACAGGCGCAACATCTAGTGCTTTAGGTGATGTACAAAGTTCAACTAATGTGTATGTATAATGAAAAAAGATATTGAAGATGATTATGACTTTGCTAGGTCACAATACTATAATCTAGCAGAAAAAGGTAATGAAGCGATCGATTTGATGATGGACTTAGCCCGTGAATCTGAACATCCACGTGCTTTTGAGGTTTTATCAACTGCAATTAAGCAAAATGCTGAAGTTGCAGATAAATTGATGAAGCTGCATAAAGAACGTAAAGAGGTAGAAACACCTACTGCAGCTCTTCCAAATAACAGTATGACACAGAATAATCTCTATGTAGGTTCGGCAACCGACTTACAAAAGATGTTAATTCAAAAAGCGAAAGAAAAAGAGACAGTAATTGAATCAGATACGTATAAAGAATAGCGAACTCGGATATCTAGGTAACCCTAATATCAAAAGAGACGGTGTTGAACAGGGTTGGTCTTCTGAAGAAATACGTGAATACGCCAAATGTATGAAGGATCCTGTATACTTTGCAAAGAAGTATCTTAAAGTCATATCCCTTGACCAAGGCCTAGTTGATTTTAATCTCTATGATTATCAAGAAAAAATGTTTACACATTTTAACGATAATCGATTTTCTATTGTATTAGCTTGCCGACAATCAGGTAAATCAATATCATCTGTTGGATACCTAGTGTGGTATGCAATCTTTCACCCTGAAAAAACTATTGCTGTTTTAGCTAACAAAGGTGCAACTGCACGGGAAATGCTAGCCAGAGTTACGCTTATGTTGGAGAATATTCCATTCTTTCTTCAGCCTGGTTGTAAAGCTGTAAATAAAGGATCCCTTGAATTTAGTAACAATTCTAGAATTATTGCAGCTGCAACAAGTGGTAGTTCTATTCGTGGTTTATCTGTTAACTTACTATTTCTTGATGAGTTTGCATTTGTTGAAAATGCTACAGAGTTCTACACATCAACATACCCAGTGGTTTCAGCTGGTAAAGATACAAAGGTAATTATTACATCTACTGCAAATGGACTAGGTAATATCTACCACAAATTATGGGAAGGTGCTGTTCAAAGCACTAATGAGTTTAAACCGTTTAGAATTGATTGGTGGGATGTACCAGGCCGGGATGATGAATGGAAAAGACAAACTGTATCTAATACTTCTGAACTTCAGTTTGATCAGGAGTTTGGTAATAACTTCCATGGAACTGGTAACACACTAATTTCTGGTAATAAGCTTTTAGAAATGAAAGCTAAAGCACCTATCTATACACAGGATCAAACATTAAGTGTATACGAAAGACCTGATAAGTCTAAAAATTATATGATGTTTGTGGATGTTGCGAAGGGAAGAGGTCAGGACTACTCTACTTTTAATTTAATCGATATCAGTGCCAAACCGTTTAAACAGGTTGCTGTTTATCGCGACAATACTATCTCGCCATTACTCTTCCCTGACATTATATATAAGTATGCAAAAACCTACAATGATGCATATGTTGTTATCGAATCTAATGATCAAGGATCTGTTGTGTGCAACGGCCTTTATTATGAATTAGAATACGAAAACGTCTTTGTTGAATCAATGGTAAAGAAAAATGCTGTTGGTGTAGAAATGACTCGCAAAGTTAAACGTATTGGTTGCTCTAATATTAAAGACTTAATTGAAAGAGACCAAATTGCAATTGTGGATGCTGAAACAATTATAGAGTTTTCTACTTTTTGTGCAAAAGGATCTAGCTATGAAGCTAGTGATGGCAACCATGATGATCTTGTTATGAATTTTGTATTGTTTGGCTGGTTTGTTTCTACTAATATGTTTAATGATATGACTGACATTAGTATTAAACAAATGATGTATAATGAGCAAATGAGACATATTGAAGATGAGTTAGTGCCATTTGGTATCGTTGATACTGGTGTGCAAGAAAAAACAGAGGTAATTGATGGCGAAAGATGGGAAGTTGGAGAACCAACTGAGCTTTTCTAAATATCACTTTTTTATAAATAAAGGTATGAATATCCGTATTATGAAAATCTTTTAATGTTAACTAAGGGGAAATACACATGAGCTTCCAAGTCTCTCCAGGTGTGCGCGTACGTGAGATTGATCTCACCAACGTAGTTCCTGCTGTTTCTTCTTCAATCGGTGGTTTTGCGGGTGCATTCTCGTGGGGTCCAGTTGAAGAGGTACGTCAGGTAACTTCCGAGAAAAACTTGGCCGAAACGTTTGGTGTTCCAAGCCTCACTAATAACACATCTTATTTTACTGCAGCTGGTTTTCTCCAGTATGGTAATAACCTACAGACAGTAAGATGTGAGACAGCGGGTCTTAAGAATGCTATTGCGGACGGTACTGGAACAGCAGTACTGATCAAAGGTCAAGATAGCTACGACGCATCTTTTTCAGCCGGCCAGGCCAGCGTTGGTCCGTGGGCTGCCAAGTATCCAGGTACACTGGGTAATTCACTTAAAGTAGAAATTTGTGCGCCAGGGCATTATGCCACATGGACAAACGCAGCTAATTTCGACTCAGCACCAGGTACAAGCCAATACGCAGAAAGTCAAGGCGTATCAGCTGCACTTGATGAACTACACATTCTTGTCATTGACGAGGGTGGACAATGGACAGGCACCGCCGGTTCAGTTTTAGAAAAGTTTGCTTTTGTATCTCAAGCATCAGATGCAAAACTCTCAAATGGTGAATCAAACTTCTATAAAGACGTTATCAATGCTAGATCTGCCTACATTTGGTGGATGGATCATGATTCAGTCCTTACAGATGCAGGCACAGCTCTTAGCACTGCTGCTAGTGGCTTTGCATTTACAGGTTCAAGTACTGTAATTACTGATTCACTTACGTTAGGTGTTGATGATAACACTCTAACTGCTTCCGCCATTCAGACAGGTTTTGACCTGATGGAAGATGGCGAAACACTAGATGTTAATATGCTAATTTGTCCTCCATTGGATAACTCATTAGCTAATGCATCATCAGCTTGTGTCGCGGTTGCCAATGATCTCATTGCAATTGCTACAGCAAGAAAAGACTGCTTAGCAGTTATTTCACCGCCAGTACAATTTACTTCTAATCCTGCAGGACAATCAATCACTGATGTTAACGGTGGTTCTGTTGCAGCTACAGCAGTAAATAACGTAGTGGCATTTGCCGATTACCTTACATCAAGTTCATATGGAACACTCGATTCTACAGCACTGAAAGTATACGATAAGTATAACGATGTGTTTATCGATATTCCTTCAAGTGGACATGTTGCTGGTCTTATGGCAAACACTGACACCGTTGCAGATGCATGGTTCTCACCAGCAGGCTTTACACGTGGACAAATTTTAGGCGTAACTCGCGTATCATTTAATCCTAAGAAAGCTGAACGTGATACATTGTACAAAGCAAGGGTCAATCCTATTGTTTCTTTCCCTGGCGAAGGTACCGTTCTTTTCGGTGATAAGACACTCTTATCTCGTCCTTCTGCTTTTGATCGAATCAATGTACGTAGGCTATTCATGGTATTGGAAAAGGCAGTTGCTACTGCTTCTAAGTTCCAACTCTTTGAATTCAACGATGAATTTACACGGGCCCAGTTCCGTAATCTAGTTGAGCCGTTCTTAAGGGAGGTCAAAGGCCGCAGGGGTATTACAGACTTTAAAGTAGTCTGTGATGAGACAAACAACACTGGTCAAGTAATTGACGCTAATGAGTTTGTTTGTGACATCTACATTAAGCCTGCCCGTTCTATTAACTTTATCACATTGAACTTCATCGCCACACGTACTGGTGTTGATTTCGATGAGATTGCAGGTTAGGAGGATAAACAATGGCAATTTTAGGCGTAGATGATTTCAAATCCAAACTTGTAGGTGGTGGAGCACGTGCTAACCTCTTCAAGGCAACCATTAACTTTCCTGGTTACGCAAATGGCGATGTAGAACTTACCTCGTTTATGTGTAAAGCAGCAGCTCTTCCAGCTTCTATCGTTGCACCGATTGTAGTTCCATTTAGAGGACGTCAACTGCAAATTGCAGGTGATCGTACCTTTGAACCTTGGACCGTTACAATCATTAACGATTCGAATATGGAAGTGCGTAATGCATTTGAACGCTGGATGAATGGTATCAATGAGCATAACAATAATACTGGTTTGACTAATCCATTGGATTACCAGGCTGATATGGTAGTAGAACAGCTTAACAAAGCTGGAGTTGCGACCAAGCGTTATGACTTACGTGGTCTATTCCCAACTAATATCTCTCAAATCGAACTTTCATACGATACTGAAAATGCGATTGAAGAGTTTACTGTTGAGCTCCAAGTTCAGTACTGGGAGTCCGGAACCACTACTTAGTAGTGTTATAAATAGTACTAGAGGCGGTCAAGTATCGCCTCTAGTTAACTAGTTAGGGAAATATTATGGCAGAATTATTCGGCTTTGAAATAAAAAGAAAAGACCAAGAGAAAGAAGATGCAAAGAAAGTTTCCTTTGTTGCACCTGAATCTGATGACGGTCTAGGTTATGTTGTTAATGCCGGTGGTCACTTTGGTCAATACGTTGACATGGAAGGTGACAAGGCTAAAACAGACCAACAACAAATTATCAAGTATAGAAACTTGGCAATGCAGCCAGAATGTGATGCTGCAATTGAAGATATTGTTAATGAATCTATTGTAGCCGATGATGATTCAGCACCCGTATCCTTAAAAATGGATGACTTAGATCAGTCAGATAAAATTAAAAAACTAATTACCGAAGAATTCCAAACAGTTATTGAACTGTTAAATATGAATTGGCAAGGACACGATATTTTCCGTAGATGGTATATTGATGGCCGGCTTTATTTTCATAAAATTATCGATGAGAAGAACCCAAAGGCGGGTATCATTGAACTAAGAAATGTAGACCCAATTAAGATTCGTAAGATTCGTGAAGTAAAAGAAGAAAAAGATCCGACAACTGGTACTAAAATGATTAAAGGTGTGAAAGAATATTACCTTTATCAAAACAATTCTATGTCAAAGACATCTCAAGGTTTGAAAATTTCAAAGGATGCTATTACATATGTAACATCAGGTGTATTAGATCCAAGCCGTAAACGAGTACTTTCTTATTTGGATAAGGCAATGAAGACTGTTAACCAGCTTCGTATGCTTGAAGATTCCTTAGTCATTTATCGTTTGTCAAGAGCACCTGAACGTCGTATATTCTATATTGATGTAGGTAACTTGCCAAAAGGTAAAGCTGAAGAATACCTAAGAAACATTATGACGAAGTATCGTAACAAGTTAGTATACAATGCTTCAACTGGAGAAATGCAAGATGATCGTAAACACATGTCGATGTTGGAAGACTTCTGGTTACCGCGTAGAGAAGGTGGCAGAGGCACAGAGATTACAACATTACCAGGAGGGGAAAACCTCGGGCAGATCGACGATATCGTCTACTTCCAAAAGAAACTATATAAGTCTCTCAACGTCCCAGTCAACAGGCTCGAACAAGAAGCCCAGTTCTCCTTGGGTCGATCTTCTGAGATAACAAGAGATGAATTAAAATTTCAGAAGTTTATTAACAGGCTTCGTAAACGTTTTTCTATGTTATTCATGGATTTGCTACAAACACAGTTAGTACTTAAAGGTATTGTTACTGAAGATGAGTGGCAGGAAATGAAGCAATTTATTAATATTGACTACCAAAAAGATACTCACTTCTCAGAGCTAAAAGAATCTGAGTTACTTAGAGAGCGTCTTGGTACTCTTCGTGAAATGGATGAGTATGTTGGTAAATACTTCTCTGCAGAATGGTTACGTAAAAACGTACTTATGCAGTCTGAAGAAGATATTAAAATGATTGATGACCAAATTGCAGCTGAAGGTGATGAGAATGAAGAACCTGATGATGATGCAGATTTGGATGTAGAAAACTAAATAATTATAAATAATCATTAGTAACAGGAGTGAAACATTATTATGGCAACTACAGAAGAATTGATTGATACCTTATCAAAAGGTGACATGGTACAAGCAGGACAAGCATTTACTGATTTAATGAATGCTAAAGTCCAAGACAGTTTAAACGATCGCAAGGTCGAATTAGGACAGCAAATGCATCTCTCTCCAGAAGAGATTGAGGCTATGAATGCAGAAGCTGAGCCTGATGAGGATGAATTAGAAGAAGTCGAAACTGAGGAAGAGTCTGAAGAAGAATCTGAAGAGGATGCCGAAGAAGAGGAAGTTGAAGAAGATGAAGACATTCAACCAGATTCGACAGAGTCTTAACGAAGCAATTAAGCTTGCTTCTGGAGAAAAAGAAGTTAAGAGTATGAAAGTTGGAAAAGGCAAAAAGTTTCCAGCTATTATTACTAAGAAAGGATCTGCTTTTATAGCATATATTGATGGCGATAAACTAGATCAGTTTAAGAGCCAAAAAGAAGCAGAAAAAGCAATTATGGATTTTACTAAGTTGATGGACAAATAAAAATGAAGTTAATCACGGAACATATCGAAGACGTACAGGTTATTACCGAAGCTAAAACCGATGGTAGTAAAAAGTACATCATTGAAGGTATTTTTATGCAGGCTAACAAGCCAAATAGGAATGGCCGTATGTATCCTCGTGAAATCCTAGAATCAGCGGTTAACAAATATGTAACCGAACAAGTTTCCAAAGGTAGAGCCGTTGGTGAGTTAAATCACCCTGAAGGACCTACCATTAATTTGGATAAAGTATCTCACAAGATTACTGAACTTTCGTGGGACGGTAATAATGTTGTGGGTAAGGCAACTATTTTGGATACTCCGATGGGTTTGATCGTACAAGGTCTGCTCGATGGTGAGGTTCAAGTGGGTGTCTCAAGTCGTGGAATGGGTAGTCTTGCTAATAAAGGCGGAGTGAATGTCGTAAATAATGACTTCATGTTAAATGCCGTGGATATCGTACAAGACCCATCTGCACCAGAAGCTTTCGTCAATGGCGTAATGGAAGGTGTAGAATGGATCTTTGAAAATGGTATATTCAAACAGCAAGAAATTGAACAGTTCGAGACAGAGATCAAAAGAGCTCCAAATGCAGATATGCAAATGAAAGCCTTTAAAGATTTCCTCTCAAAACTTTAACTCTGAAGGAGTAATTAAATGTCAGAAGAAAATCAAGTTGATGTTTCTGAAGATACACTCCAAGATGAACTCGTGAATGATACTGTTGAAGTTTCTAATGAGGATAATCTTGAAGAAGCTGCTGCCGCAGATCCTAAAGCCGATGGCGTAAAAGCTGCCGATGAGACAGACAAAGCAATTGATGCGTCTGCTCCTAAGCAAGCTCCAGTGCCAAAGACTAAGGCTGGGATGGTAAATGCTATGTATAAAGAGATGTCAAAAATGAATAAAGAAAAGCTCACTGCATCCTATAATAAAGTGATGAATAATGAGAGCACAGAAGCTGATGATGCTGAAGGAATCTTCGAAGAAGATCTTACTGCATTGGTTGATTCTGAAGCTACATTGTCTGAAGGTTTTAAGGATAAAGCTGAGATCATTTTTGAAGCTGCACTTAAGTCTAAGCTTGGAGAGCACGTTGAGCGTCTCGAAGAGTCTTATGCTGAAGAGCTAGCCGAAGAAACAACTCGAATCCACAACGATCTCGTAGAGAAAGTTGATGGCTACCTTAACTACGTCGTAGAAAACTGGATGGAAGAAAATAAATTAGCGATCGAAACTGGTCTTCGTACCGAGATCTCTGAGTCTTTCATGAAGTCGTTACACGGTGTATTCACTGAGCATTACATTGATGTTCCTGAAGGTAAAGTCAATTTGGTTGATGAATTATCAACTGCAAAAGACAACCTTGAAGAGCAAGTTAATGCCACAATCGCTGATAACGTTGCACTTAAAGAGCAAGTTGAAAAACTTAATCGTATCGTTATCGTTAACGAAGCTTCTGCCGGTCTTTCTGAGGCCCAAGCTGATAAGCTTAAGTCATTGGTAAGTGATATTGATGCCGACGATGCTGATGCATTTACTGCAAAAGTTGAGCAGGTAAAAGAATCATATTTCAAGACTAAAGTAACCTCAAATGATGCTACTGAAGAAGTTATTGCCGAAGGAACCGATCAAGAGATCGAAGTTTCTGGTTCAATGGCTCACTACTTAGCAGCACTTAACAAATAATCCATAGGGAGAAACTAATCATGTTTACTACTGATAAACTTCTCGAGAAATGGAACCCAGTACTCGACGTAGATGGCGATTTGAATGATCGTTATAAGCGTGGTGTAACTGCTACTGTTCTCGAAAATACTGAAAAAGCTCTTGCTGAAGAGCGTGGACACGGCCAGTTCCAACTGAACGAAGCCGCTCCAGCTAACGCAACTGGTTCGAACATCGGCAACTGGGATCCAATTCTGATCTCTTTGGTCCGTCGTTCTATGCCTAACCTTATTGCTTATGATATCGCTGGCGTTCAGCCAATGACTGGTCCAACAGGACTTATCTTTGCAATGAAATCTAAGTACGGCACACAGGGTGGTGATGAGGCTTTCTTTAACGAAGCTGATACTGACTTCTCTGGTGTTGGTTCAGGTCACCTTGGTGGTTCTTCATCTCTCGTAGGTGATATTAACCCTCCAGGTCAGTCTGGCCAAACTTCTGCTGACGCTAACAGCGACGGTGTAGAAGACGTATTCGGTGCTGGCCAGCCTGCAGCTACAGCTAAGGCTGAAGCTCTTGGTGATGGTTCCGTAACCGGTATGGGTACTGGTGGTCACTTTAATGAAATGGCGTTCTCAATCGAAAAAGCTACCGTTACTGCGAAGTCACGTGCGCTTAAGGCTGAGTACTCCATGGAATTAGCCCAAGACCTTAAAGCAATCCACGGCTTGGATGCTGAATCAGAGTTGGCAAACATCTTGTCTGCTGAGATTCTTGCAGAAATCAACCGTGAGATCGTTCGTACAGTTAACGTAAAAGCCAAGCGTGGTTCTCAGCAAGCTGATATCACTGCTGCTGGTACTTTCGATGTTAACGCTGACTCAGATGGCCGTTGGTCAGTTGAGAAGTACAAAGGTCTTTTAGTCCAGACTATGCGTGAAGCTAATGTTATTGCTAAAGAAACACGTCGTGGTAAAGGTAACTTTATCCTGTGTTCTTCAGACGTAGCTGCTGCACTGAGCGCATCAGGTATGCTTGACTATACACCTGCTCTTGCTGGTAACGCTAACCTTACTGTAGACGATACAGGAACAACCTTCGCCGGTACTCTTTCAGGCGGAATGAAGGTCTATATCGATCCATATGCGAACGTAGACTATATCAACGTCGGTTATAAGGGTGCAAATCCTTACGATGCTGGTCTTTTCTACTGCCCATACGTTCCATTAACAATGGTTCGTGCAGTTGGTGAGAACACCTTCCAGCCGAAAATCGGCTTCAAGACACGTTACGGTATGGTTGCAAACCCATTCGTTGGTTCAACACCAGGTAACGACACAGGTACCGATGCTACTAACCAGTACTATCGTATCACAAAAATTACAAACATCCTTTCATAGGTTTTGTAATTCAATATTGAGAAAGGCGGCCTTCGGGTCGCCTTTTTTGTTTGTATAAATAGTCTTGTACAAAGGAGGTTCTAATGAGAAGAAATTACAATTTTCAAAAGCTACAAGCAAATGAATATATTGACGTTAGAATCAGCCAGCTTAAAGAGGACATGGCTAAGGCAAGTGATCCAATGGACCAAGCTTGGTACAATAGATTAATACAAGAACTTGACTGGGTAAAACAAATGGAAAGTAAACCTACACATAACTGTTATATTGGTCAAGAACTAACTGGAACAATGGGGACAATTTAATGCCATATAATATATCTGTAGACTTTAAAGATAATCTTAGTCAAGGTAGTGTTGCTGCTTTGAACTTTGTAAACCCAACGGCATTTAAGTTAGTCATTGATTCACAAAAATATAAAAATGCACAGTTTATGGCCCAGACTATTGCTTTACCTGATATGTCTGTAACAGGAGCTGTGTTTAATACAAGAAACCGTAATATTGTAGAAGCTCCAGATAAAATCGAATATGGTCAATTTGATATGACCTTTCTTATTGATGAGTATCTTCTCAACTATAAAGAATTACATGATTGGATGTTAGGTCTTGTGACTGAAGACGATCAAGGTGTTCGTAAAGAACGTGATATGACTTTACAAATTTTAAGTAGTCATAACAATGTAATATCTGAAATTCAGTTTACAAACGCAATTCCTGTTAACTTAAGCTCTTTACCGTTTGATGTTAAATCAACTGACGTAGAATATTTGACTGGCAATGTAACCTTCCAGTATAACTACTTTAAGTTCCTTACGAAAGGGTTTAACGGAGGCGTATAAATAATTTTACATAATGAGGTGAATGATGAACTTAGATGATATATTTGAAATGTGGAAAAGGGACTCTCAAATTGACGAGAATAACCTAGATCAAGCCACGCTTGAGAATGCTAAACTGCACTCAAAATACTTAGAACTACATTCCAATGCCAAACTACAAGTTAAGCGTAAAGAGCTTGCTTTCAAGATCTTGCTTAAAGACAAGTGGTTATGGTATAATGGAAAGATGACTCAAGAAGAAATGACAACTAAAGGTTGGAGTTTTGATCCACTTAATGGACTTAAAATATTGAAAGGTGAGATGGACTACTACTATGATTCTGACAAAGAGATTCAAGAGGCACAGGCTACTATTGAGTACTGGAAAACGATTGAAGAGGCTTTGAAAGAAATTATGGATACTATAAAATGGCGTCATCAATCTATCAAAAACATGATTGAATGGCGGAAGTTCACCTCAGGTGTCTAATGCCCACAATTATTAAGATTAAGAAAAAGAATCATGCAATGATTGTAGTTGATTCAGAACCAAGTGTTTTGAATGAGCTATCTGACTTCTTTACATTCTATGTTCCTGGATATAAGTTTATGCCAGCATATAAGAACAAAGTATGGGATGGAAAGATACGGTTGTTTGATATACGAACTCATGAACTGTATGCAGGTCTCTATAGGTATGTAAAAGAATTTGCAAATGCTGAAGGTAGAGATTATGCCATTGAGTTAGAGCATGATAATTATTATGGCTATCCAGAAACAACTGGTGAACCTGATATGAGTTTCTTAAATGACTATACAATTACTGGTAACAAAGGCGAAAAGATTGAGCCAAGAGATTACCAGATTCGTGCTATAGAACACGGTTTAAGAACTAAATCGGCAATGTTGATATCGCCCACTGCATCTGGTAAGTCACTTATTATCTATTGTTTGATGCGTTGGTACTTAGAAAACCATGATAAGAAAGTGCTTATTGTAGTACCAACAACTTCTCTTGTTGAACAGATGTATTCTGATTTTGAAGCTTATAGTAAGTATGATGAGAATTTTGATAATAGTATTTGTCAAAGAATCTATTCTGGAGCACCCAAACATAACGATCCTTCAAGGGTTATTATATCGACTTGGCAATCAATTTACAAACTGCCTGGTACTTGGTTTTCACAATATGGTGCAGTATTTGGAGATGAGGCACACAACTTTAAAGCTAAATCATTGACCAGTATTCTTACAAAACTGAGAGATGCTGAATATAGATTTGGAACAACGGGTACTTTAGATGGAACACAAACTCATAAGCTAGTACTTGAAGGATTGTTTGGTCCTGCTTTCTATGTAACTACAACTAAAACTTTAATGGATAAAAATGATCTAGCTCAATTGGACATTAAGGTCTTATTATTGAAATATAAAGACGAGCACTGTCGTGTAGTGAATAAATATAAGTATCAGGACGAAATTGATTGGATTGTAAGATACGAAAACCGTAATAATTTTATTTCTAATTTAGCTTTAGATCAAGATGGTAACACGTTAGTTCTATTTCAATTTGTAGAGAAACATGGAAAACCTTTATACGACTTAATCTTAAAGAAAGCACATAAGAGAAGAAAAGTCTTTTATGTTTCTGGTGAAACCGATACTGACACAAGAGAACATGTACGCAAGATAACGGAGGAACAGAAAAATGCTATCATTGTCGCATCTTTGGGTACTTTTAGCACCGGTATCAATATTCGGAATTTACATAATATTATCTTTGCTTCACCATCGAAAAGCCAGATCAAAGTTCTTCAATCAATTGGACGAGGATTAAGGAAGAGTGATGATGGTAAGAATACCGTATTGTATGATATCGCAGACGACTTACATTGGAAGAGTTCCAAAAACTATACACTCTTACATGCGGCTGAGAGAATTAAAATATACACTAAAGAACAGTTTACTTTTAACATTATAGAGATCCCATTGCCATGACATACAGTTTAGACGATATCAATATTCAATTATTCAAACTATCATCAGGAGATGAGATTATCTCTCTTGTATATGAAGAGCCTGGAGGTGTTCTTATTGGATTAGAAAGTCCACTTCTTCTTCATACGAAAGTAACTGCCGAAGCTCATTCATATGCATTTAGTGATTGGGCTCCAATGTCTAAGAATAGAGGTAAAATTAACCTTAACCCGACTCATGTCATATCTCAGTCAGAAGCAGATGATGAGATTAAAGAGCGATATATAAGAATGTGTTTACGGATGAGAGAAGATGAAATGGAACTAGAAGATGATCATCACGATCCTCTTAGAGATGAGCAACTAGAACAGTTCTCGAAATTAGTACCTAAGAAAGCTTCTATACACTGACTGTGGGTATCCTCCCCTCCTCAGCCTACTCTCTTATTATATCATACTTTTGGAGTTTTGTAAACCCCTAATTTCATTTATTTTCAATTTATTTTGCATAAAATATTCCTTTACAAATGGATGAAATTGTGTTATAATAATAGTATTAAAAATGAAATAAAGGATATAAACATATGGACATAAACTTACAAACTCACTATCGGGACTTTCAATCAATTATGGATACTGATCTTAAAATCAAATACCTTAAAGATAACATGGATGATCTATCAACATATAACATTAACGTTCCTAATCTAATCAAAGGGTTTGAAACTAATCAATGGCCATGGAATCGTCCAAAACAACTAGGGGAATCTGAAACCGTATGAAACCAAAACAAAAGCCACACTATGTAAATAATAAAGAGTTTTCACAATCTGTGGTTGACTATGTGAAACTCGTAAATGATGCACAGGAACAAGGGAAACCTTTACCTGTGGTAACTGATTATATTGCAACTTGCTTTCTAAAGATCGCACAGGGCTTGTCACACAAGGCCAATTTTATTCGCTATACATATCGCGAAGAGATGGTAATGGACGCGGTAGAAAACTGTTTGAAAGCAATTACCAATTATAATATTGAAGCGGCTACTCGTACTGGTAAGCCAAATGCATTTGCATACTTTACACAGATATGTTACTATGCATTCTTACGAAGACTTGCAAAGGAGAAGAAACAGCAAGACATTAAGTTTAAGTACATTGAAAAAGCTGGTATTGAAGATTTTATTATGGGTGCAGATACCGATAGTACTATTGACTCTACCACAAGAGCCTTTGTTGACCAACTAAGAGATCGTATTTCTGTAGTGCGCTCAAACGATGGTGCAATCAAAGAATTTGCAAAAGAAGAAAAGAAGAAAGAAAAGGCTCGCAAAGCGGAAGGCCTGGAACTCTTCATGGGAAACTAAATGAAAATAGCAGTCTTGAATGACACCCACGCTGGTGTTAGAAATAGCTCAGACATATTTCTTAATTATCAAAAGAAGTTTTACGAAGATCAGTTCTTTCCATATTTGAAAGAACATGGTATTACACAGATCCTGCATCTGGGTGATTACTATGATCACCGTAAGTTTATTAACTTCAAAACACAAAACGAAAATAGAAAGATGTTCCTTGAACCTATGAGAGAAATGGGTATCACAATGGACATTATTCCAGGCAACCATGATGTATTCTATAAGAACACAAACGACTTATGTTCCTTAAAAGAGCTTCTTGGTTACTATACAACTAACGTCAATATCATCATGAAGCCTACTGTAGTAGATTATGACGGTTTACGGATTGCATGCATTCCATGGATCAATAATGAAAATTATGAATCTACTATGAAGTATCTTGCAAAGGTAGATGCTGATTGGGTAGGATCTCATTTAGAGCTTGAAGGCTTTGAAATGATGAGAGGCGTAACTAATACACATGGTATGAGTAAGAAAACGTTTAAACGATTTGAATGTGTTATGTCAGGTCACTTCCATACTAAATCAGCACAAGACAATATACATTACCTAGGTTCACAGTTTGAGTTTACATGGGCAGATGCCAGTGATCCTAAGTACTTTCATATTATCGATACTGAAGACCGCTCACTTACACCTGTCAGAGTAAATCAAACTTTGTTCAAAAAAGTCCTTTACAATGACGACAAAATGGATTATAATAACTATAATTGCAATGAACTAATAGATAAGTTCGTTAAAGTTGTCGTAGTAAATAAGACAGATCACTTTATGTTTGATCGGTTTATTGACCGCATTCAGAGCATTGATCATCATGATTTGAAAATTGCAGAGACCTTTGACGAATATCTTGGTGAAAATGTAGTTGATGAAGGTATCTCTGTTGAAGATACTACTGAATTGTTAGACTCATATGTCGAAGCAGTTGAGACCGAGTTAGATAAGGAAAGGATGAAAGCCTTAATGAGAGGTCTATATGTTGAAGCACAAAATAGCGAGGTGCTATGATTAGATTTAAGTCAGTTCAGTGGAAGAACTTTCTTTCAACTGGTAATAATGTAACACGCATCGATTTGGTAAAGTCACCATCCACTCTTGTGGTTGGTCAGAATGGTGCTGGTAAGAGTACTTTACTAGATGCACTTTCGTTTGGATTGTTTGGTAAACCTCACCGAGCGATCTCTAAAAATCAGCTAGTCAATACTATAAACAAGAAGCAGTGTATTGTTGAAGTTGAATTTGATGTTGGTGTACATAAGTTTAAGATCATTCGTGGTATTAGCCCTGGCAAGTTTGAGATTTGGCAGAATGGTAATATGATTAATCAATCATCAACTGCTCGTGATTATCAGAAGTTCCTTGAGACTAACATATTGAAATTAAACCATAAATCCTTCCATCAAATTGTAGTGCTTGGATCATCATCGTTTATCCCATTTATGCAGTTAAACTCTGGTAACCGTAGAGATGTTATTGAAGATCTATTAGACATTCAAGTATTCTCTAAGATGAATAGTATCCTTAAAGATAAGATCTCTAAGAATAAAGAAGAGATCAATGATGCTAATTATCGTCTTGACTTAGCTAAAGAGAAAATTACCATGCAAAGAAAGTACATAAGGGATATTACTGAGATTAATGACGAAGTAATACGCGAGAAGGGAGTTCTGATTGAGCAGAATAGAGATGAATGGGTATCTTTACAATCAAGTAACACAGAATTGTTTAGCATAATCGAAAAAGAAGAATCTCCTCTAAATAATAGTCTGTCAACCTTTCATGACAAAAAACAGTCTCTTTTAGGATACTCTGCTCAATTTAAGCAACAAATGCAGGGTGTAGTCAAGGATGCAAAGTTCTATGAGGACAATGAAAATTGCCCTACTTGTCAACAAACAATAAATGAAGATTTAAGGCAAAATAAGCTTAAAAGTGCTAAAAGTCGAGCTAAAGAATTACAAGAAGCTATGGATAAAATCTCTAGTGAAGGAGCTGAAGTAGAAAGTTCTATTGGTAATATCAATAACGAGTTATCTAAGATCCGTGAGATGCATTCTACAATCAGTGCTAACAATATGGCTATTACTCGTTTACAAAAAGAGATCACTGCTTTAGAAGCTGATATAAATAAACTTACTGGTAGTGAAGGAGATTTAGGTCAAGCTA